CGTGTTGGAGCAAGGAACTTCCGGCGCCCAAATATACCACTGCAAAAGAATTTTCAGAAGCCGTTTCCTCTGCCGTTTCCGATGCGATCCGCTCGCTGAAAGAGATCATCCCTGAACTCGAAGTCAAGAACTCTTTCACGCAGATGGATCATATGCTCTTCTGCGATATGGCAAAGCACCTCGCAGAAGACGACGCTGCTGTTGCGAGCGCAATAGCAGCGCTCGAAAAGCCGGAACGCCCTGTATGCTACCCGGCAGGACGCTGGAACGGGAAATTCTATGGAAGGCCCGGGAACTGGCGCATTTACCTGGATAATACGGAAACAAGTATTTCCGATGAAGATGTTTCAGCCATAAAAAACTACAAGTCCGCGCTGGCAGCGTACAAGGAAAAGGTGGAGGAGATCACGAATGCGAATTGATCCATCATATCCACCGCTTGCTCTGTTGCAGAGAGTAACAGAAGAATACCCTGATGCCTGGGAGAAAATGAAACTGTTCCATGAAATGAACGGCAAGAACGGGCTTCCGAGATGGAATCAATGGTGCTATGCACCAATGTCCGCGGCAATGGCGATTGTGATGGGCGATTCTCCTGGCACATACGAAAACATTTCTGCCGCCACAAAGGCAACGCAAGAGATCGCCGCCCTTGCACCATGGATTGAAAACAAGGATGTGTTTATTGTCGGCCGTTCTTTGCAGGAACGATTATTTGCACAAGAAGATGGGGAGTTTGAGATCGATAGCAAGGCGCTGTACCATATCCCGTACCGATCTTTTTATGTGCAATTCGCCGACGGATTTCGGTATATTGATTCTCCGTGCCACGGTGTGTTTGTGCATCTTGAGGATGATGTAAATAGCGGTGACCACGAGCTGCGGCTGCTGTATCTCAAAGAAACCGGCAAAACCATCGGAATCCCAATCCATCTTGGAGAAAAAACGGTTCGTTCGAGCTTATCTCATACGGTAAACGAAGCGCTGAAAAATCTATCGGATGATAATCCAGAGATCCGCAGAGCCATGATCACAACTTTGGAGCAGAGAAACGCCGAGCTTGCCGCGCACAGACAGGCTTTGCAGATCGTACTTTATTTATGCAAGAAAAGCATTGAGAACGCCCCGAATCCAGAGGCCGCGTTTCTCAACACAAAAATCAGAAGCGGAGAAATCCATATTCATTTTTTATGATTCAGAAAAGGAGGCTGCAAGAAATGCCAACTGATGCGCAAAAGCGCACTCGCAACAAGTGGGATGCAGAAAACATGTCCGTGATCTCCTGCAAGCTCAAGCGGGAGATCGCGAAAAATTTTAAGACCACCGCGAAGTCCCGCGGCACCACACCGAACGAGCTGATCCGCGGATGGATCGCGGAATATCTTGCTGATAAATAAGCAAAACCCCGGTGCCCAAGTTGGACACCGGGGTTTGCTATATCATATCGAGCCTTTTTGCTGTCTGCCGCGCCCTCGTATAAATCCCGGGCAGCCGCCTCGACAGGGTGCTCCGCTCCATGCACAGCTCGACGGCGACGTCGATCTGCGGGGACTTGCCCACGATGTAGCGGCGCACGATCTCGGCGTCCTGCCTGCTGTATCCGGCCTCGCGTATGACGCGCTCCCACTCGCTTTGCAGCAAACCGGATAGATCTTTTGGGATATGGACTCTTGCGCTTGCCAATAACGTCCCTCCTTCCGGGAGGGCGCGGCAGACGGCTTACTTGTGATTCAGCACGGCAATATTGCCCTTGTTGGATACTTCCAGATCAAGGGCGGCGGCGAGGTCGCGCACCTTGACGTAATTCGTGCCGTCCTTCAGGATGCGCTCCACGGCGACTTCCTTGCCGTCGACGATGATCTTACTTTTTTCTACCACTTCGCGTTCCTCCTCTCCAAGTTTTCCGTCCTCGAGCACCATGATCGTGTGGCCGCTGGAAACCAGCACGTCGCCGCGCAGCAGCCTTGCGTCCGAAGTTAGGTACTCGCCGTGCAGGAGCTCAAAATCGCCGGTCTTCGGCCAATCGTTGAGCATACAGTAGGTCGTGCAGCTGTTGCCCTGCTTTCTGTAGAGCTCTTCTACCCCCTTACACCCGGCGGCTACCGCGCAGAGCGTCTGGAGCCCCGAGCAGTCCGTCTCCACGGGCTTTGTGATCTTGCTCACGTCCCAGTTCACGGCTCTAGCGGCTTCATATGCTGTGTTCCGGTCGGACATGTCGTAGCCGATATTCCGGTTTTTAATCGCTGCCTCGCATGTCTGGGCGGCTCTCTCGGCCTTTCTCGGGTCTTTGTAGCGCAGCAGGCCAAGCCAGTGGCCATTGTACCAGTACGAGATATTGAGCTCCCGCCCGGTCTGGTTGCCGGGCTTCTGGTTCCAGCCGCCGGTCTCGCCGAGGCTGGCCTGTCCGATCTTGATGCTCATACCCGCTCACTCCCGTACAGCTCGTGGTGCAGCTGCAGCACGGCGGCCTCGATCAGCTTGTCGATCGTTTCCACATCAAATTGAATGCCCTTCTCGGCGAGGAAGTTCACAACATACGCCTTTTTCGCCGCGCCGTCCGTCGCGGTGTACAGCTGCTCCGCCGCCTTTACGCCGATCTCAACGTAAGTGCGGAGCGTTTGCAGCTTATCCGCGTCGATCTTCGTCTTGATCCACGGGATCAGAAATGCCGAAACGAGCGCGCTGATGAGCGCGATCACTGCCGAGATGATTTGCGTGTAGTCCATATGTATGCTCCTTTCAATCTTTCAGCACGATCTCCGCGATGCGTGCTGCCGCTTCCGGGCCGTATTTCTCGGCCCATTTATCCATGTACTTCTGCGCGTACTTCGCGCGGTTCTCGTTTTTTGCTTTCCAGAGATAGAATCCGCTGGAAGCCGTCGTTTCAGCCAGCACCGCAAGCGTGATCTCCGTCAGGTCTGCGCCTGCCGCGCAGGCGATAATGAGTGCGAGGCTGACGAGCGCGCTGCAGATCAGCCACTTCTTGCTAAACTCCATTGCGTTCGCATTGCGCCTCCAGCTGGTGCAGAAACTTTTTCACGTCGCCGTTTCCGCCCATCTTTTTATACTTCTCTCCGGCGATCAGGCGCTCGGCCATTGGCATTTCCTCCGACATGATGGTCAGCCGGAGGATCGCCAGATACTGCTCATCCTGATGCTCCTGCATTTTCCCGAGCTTTTTGTCGATCTCGGCCAGGTGCGCCTCCTGCGTCGTGGCCTTGCCGCGCTTTTTCTGTATCGCGCTGACGACGGCGTTGACGACCGCCGTCAGCGCGGACGAGCCGAGCACGGCGCAGACGAGCGTAACGATGATGGTCTTGGTGTCCATGGTGTACTCCCTTCCGCGCTATCAAATCGGCACGAAGGCCGCGGCCTTCCACCATTTTGCGTTCATAGTATGTACTCCTTTCAAATTTCACGCCTTGCGGCGCGTGTTACAGAATTTTGCTCAGCGCCCAGCCGACGAGGCCGGACACCAGCGCGGTCAGCGCGATTTTGACCAGCGCGTCCCAGTTCTTCGCAGGCTTGGCCGTGAGGCTGTTGACGCTCGTCTGCATGCCGTCGATCTTGTCGTCGAGCGTCTTCATGTGCTCGGCCATGACGGCGACGGCCTCGGCCAGCTTGGTCACAGCGTCGTTCTTCTTCTCGAGATCCTTGATCCGGCCGGTGTTCCGGTCGACATTGCCGCGGATCTCCGCGACGGCAACGTTCAGATCCTGCAGGTCCATCCGTTATGCTCCTTTCCCGGGGCGTAAAAAAAGCCGCCCCGCTGCTTGACAATTGACAGCGGGACGGTATAATGGAGATATAAGGACGCTGCTGCGGCGGTCAGTCCGGAACAGTCAAGTCAAAAAGCTATCGTTGACCGCTCGGGTGCCTCCGGGCGGTCAACAAACTTTCTGGGAGAAAAGCAGCATGATAAGTATTATCATTGCGACTCGCAGCAGAAACCGAAGGGCTTTCGCCCATGGTCTGCTCCCCATCAGCATCACCCCCTTTACAGGGAAGTGACTGACCGCCGTATGCAGCAGCGCCCGCCCCACGAATGGGGCATGTCCATCATATCATACGCTGCAAATTTTGTCTATCTTTGCCGCCCGGAAGGGCGGCTTTTCTATGCTCCGCTCAGAAACACCACGCCGCCGCGATACCGTCCACCTCGGACGCGACGCTCCAGTCCGCCTCACCGTTCCATCCCGTTCTGTCAAAGCAGCTGGTGTTGTTGAGTCTCGGCGAGCGCAAATACCATGCACGGTTTTTCTTCCGGTTGGCCGCCGTCTTGTAATACTCGTACTGCGTGCCCTCGCCCGCATAGGAGTATGTCCGCGTGCCCTGGACCTCGATCTCCGACAGCAGGAACAGCGTGTCCTCCGTCGTGTCGATGGCCGAGCTCGCGCCGCCTGCCGTGGTCTTCTTTGTCACGGCCTTCAGCGCGGCCACGACCTCCGCCGGCATCACCTTCTTCAGCGCCGGGAACGCATTGGACGTCCGCACCAGGCAGTTCTTCCAGCCGCAGCTGTTATCCTCTGCGCCGTTCATCTTATACTGCGTCGCGTAGGTCGTGTGCATCTGGAATGTCAGCGGAGCCTTGCCCGAGCCGTCGGCATAATCGTCGTGGTTCTTGCCGATGATGTCGATCGCGTAGGTCTTGTTGTTGATCGTCATGTTGCAGCTGTCGCCGACGTTCCATGTGTTGGGAACTTGTTTCTCTTGACAGGCCTTAATAATTGTAGCCCAGCTGTTATTTCCGAACACGGGGTCGATCATGACCAAATCGACATTAGCTGTCCCAACCACAACATCTGCCGTCTTTGTTGTGCTTGCTGTCGCTGCTGTTACCGTCCATGTTCCAACCTCGTCGACTATCAACGTGCAGTTTCCACTCGCATCCGCCGTCCCAGAAACCGTCTTGCTACCTTTCGTGGCCGTGACGGTCGCACCCGCGCTGGTCGTGACGACGATCTGCAAGTCGGGCGCGCCCTTGATGGCCTGCACCGCGCTCACAAACCCATCCGGGAACGCAAGCTGTGCGGACGTGCCGCCCTTCGTGCGGATGGCGTCCGCAACCGCCGTCAGGTCGGCGTTCAGCTGCGCGGAATCTACTGCTTTATCCAATGCCATCAGTAGTTTCCTCCTGTCCATTCTGGCAGCGCGGCAAGCACGTCCTGCACCAGCGCGGCCTTATCCTCCGCCGTAAAGTAATCCGTCCCCTTGACCGGCGTCTTGCCCGCGGGCCCCTGCGGGCCCTGTTGGCCGGTATCGCCGGGTTCGCCCTTCGGCCCCTGCGGACCGGTCTCGCCTGGGTCTCCCGGTTCTCCCTGCGGGCCGGTCTGGCCGGGCGCGCCGTCTGCGCCGGGGTCGCCCTTGTCTCCCTTCGCGCCGCGGGACGGCTTGCCGGTGTCGGTCTCGCCCAGATACCAGTTGCCGTTCGCGCCGATCGCCGGGGTGATGCCCGCGGCGCCGTCCTTGCCCGGAGCTCCGTCCGCACCAGCCGTCCCCTGCGGGCCGGTATCGCCGGTTTCTCCCTTCGGCCCCTGCGGGCCGGTGTCGCCGGTGCTGCCCTTCTCGCCGCGCGATGGCTTCCCCGTGTCGGTCGTCCCGAGATACCAGTTCCCGTTCTTGCCGATGCTCGGGGTTATGCCGTCCGTTCCGCTGGCGCCCGCCGGGCCGGTGTCGCCCGGTTCGCCCTTCGGCCCCTGTTCGCCCGGATCTCCCTTGTCGCCCTTCGCGCCCTGCAGCGGTCCGTTGTTGACCCACGCATTCGTCACGCCGTCGTAGATGTAAATGTCATAAGGTGCAGCCGCGCCCACGCCGTAGGCGTCTCCGACCTCCGGATTCTTGACCGACGCCTGCAGCGCGGAGACCGAGCCGTAATAGCCCTTGACGGTAAATCCCGTTCCCGTGTCGCCCTTCGGCCCCTGCGGACCTGCCGGGCCGGTCTGGCCGGTCTCACCCTGCGGGCCGGTCTGGCCCGGGTCTCCCTTCGGGCCGGTCGCGCCGGTCGCGCCTGTGTCGCCCTTTTCGCCGGGATCACCCTTGGGGCCGGTCTCGCCCTGCGGTCCCCGCTCGCCGGTCTCTCCCTTCGGGCCGGTCGCGCCGGTCTCCCCCTTATCGCCTTTGTCGCCCTTCTCACCCTTGACGGTCTCGACGTTAAAGTCAAATGTCTTCCCGTCCGAAAGCGCGATCGTGTACGTCGCCGTCGTCCCGCTCTGCGATTTCTTCGTGATCGACGTGATGCTCGCGCCCGCCTCGCCGGTTTCGCCCTGTTCGCCGGCAGGTCCGGTCTGCCCCTGCGGGCCTGCCGGTCCCGTCTCGCCCTTTGGCCCCTGCGGGCCAATGATGGAGCCAAGATCCGCAGTGCTGCCGTCCGTCAGCGTGAAGACAAGCCGCCCCGCGTCCGTAACCTCCACGGCCTTTACCCCGCGGGAGATCAGCCCGCCGATCGTCACCGTGATCTGATTTGGAATTTCTACCCTCATCCCTGCTCCTTACTCCACAAATGCCCGGTTCCCGCTCGCCAGCGTCGTCTTGTCGCCGTGCGTGTACCGGATATCGTAGGTGTACTTTCCCTTCGTGAATTTTGCCGTGACCGTCGCGTCGAAGTTCAGCGTGACCTGGTCATTCTCCACCTTCGCAAAGCTGAACGTGTGGACGGTCTGCCGCGTATCGTCCAGAAACACGACCGCCATGCTGTCCGTCGTCCCGATCGTGACGGCCTCGCCGTCCTGGTCCTTCAGGTCGAACCGCAGCACGATCGAGAACGTGTCTCCCTCGTACCATCGCAGCACCCCTTTGTCGATCCTCGGGCTCGGATAAGCCCCCGGAATTGGCGTCGCCATGCCGCATCCCTCCTTTTCATCCAGTGTAGCAGACCCAGCCGCCGGATTCACCCCACGCACGCAGCACTTTCCGCTTGCCATTCCCGCCCGCCGGTGCTATACTGGTTCCATCAAATACAAGGAGGCTTCCCCATGCTCGACGAAAAAGATATTGAGAAAATCCAATCCATGATCGACCAGGCCAAAGACGACATGCTCAAGCAGTCCGCAGCCAACACCCGCGTCATCATCGAGAGCAGCGTCATGAAGAAGCTGGACCTCCTGATTGAAGGGCAGCAGGCGCTCCTTGATACGCTCGCGCCGAAAAGCCGCGTTGAAGAGCTGGAGGAAGAGGTTTCCTTCCTGAAATCCGTCGTTCACCTGCACAGCCAGCGCCTCGCGGAGCTGGAAAAAGCGCAGTAACCATACCGATACACCGAAGGCCGGGGCATTCGCCCCGGCCTTTTGCGTTATTCCTCCTTCTTCGCCTTTTCCGCGTCCTTCACCCATTTGTCGATATCCTTGGATTTCTCCTTCCGGTTGAAGCCCAGCGCCGCGTAGATCTCGAGCAGCTTCTGCTTAAGCTTTCTCCGCTCCTCCGGCGTTGCGGCAAGATACTGCGCCTTGTACGCCGTCGTGACCTCCCTGCTGAGATCCTTCGCTTCCTTTCCGTGCTCGAGGTATTCCTTCGCTGCCTCTTTGATGTCTCCGCCCGCCTCGATCGCGTTCAGGAAATCGTCGTACATCTTGTAGTCCTTGTCGTCCGCCTTCCGGATCCACTCGCGGTACTTCCAGTATGCGTCGTCCTCGTTCTTGGCCCAGTCGTTGGCGACCATCCGCTGGATGGCCTTCTCCTGCGTGACCGTCCCGGCGACCGCCGCGTCGCGCAGCTCGTCCCGGTTGTGGTTGTCCTCGGCCTCTGCGAGGTACTTCTTCATGAAGTCGATCTTGCCCTGCTCATCGAGCTTGTCCATCTCCTTCTGCTGGTCCTCATTGGCGAACACCTGATAGAAATACGCCGTCTTTGCCGTGTCGCTGATGCTGTAGCTCTTAAGCAGCATCTTCTTGTCGTATTCCTTCTCGACGTTCTTGATCGCCTGCACGAACGTGTAGGTCTTCCTCTGGTCCTCTCCGCCCTCCGTGATCGCCTGATAGGCTTTCGTCTCCTTGACGGACAAAGACTTGAATCCATTTTCGATCCAGTCCTGCGCCTCCTGCGTCGCTGTTCTGCCGAACAGCACGCCCTGCGCCAGCTTCAGCGGCACATCGCCCGGCCGGTCTGTGTACGTCGGATATTGCAGCTGCTGCTCGCCCTCGTTGTTGAGCTTGTATTTGCCGCCGTTCACCACGGACATGATGCCCTGCAGGCTCTTTCGTGCCTGTCCGCCGCCCATCGGCAGCGCCGCATACGAAAGCGGCTTCGAAAGCTCGTCTACCAGCACCTGCGCTTTCTTCTTCGTCGCCATGTCCTCTTTGCTCGACAGCAGCGCCTTGTTGACCTTCTCCATATCCGGGAACGCCGAGATGACCGCAATGCGGTTGCCCTGCAGGTCAAGACCTATCGCCTCGTCCAGCCCCGTCATTGCCAGCAGCTGCGTGTTCGGCAGCTCGTCGACCACGCGGCTCGCAAAGCCTTTCCATACTTCCTCCGGCGTCTTCTTCTCCGTCGTATAATCCCAGTTCTTCGGGTTCACGCCGTACTCGGCCATCGCCTGCCACGTGTTCGGCACCTTGTACCCCGACACGTCGCCGACCGTATCGTTCAGCATGTCCAGCGGGTCCAGCGCCGGCCGCCTGCCAAGGATCGCTTCTGCCGCCTCATTATAGAGCCATGCGCCGATTGCGAATTTCAGCAGCGCCTTCACCAGAGCCAGAACGCCCTTCTTCCGTTCCTGCGGGCGCATGTCCTTGAAGATCCAACTCAATTCGTTGTTGACCTCCAGCTGGAACTGCGTGAACATCTTCACGATAGGGCTGCGCACCGTGTACATGAGCGGCGTCGCGCCCTTGCTGCGGTCTGCCATGATGCCGGACGCGAACTGGTCGGCTTCCTCCAGCGCGCTCTGCTGCGACATGCCGCGCTGCATGTTCTCGATCACCCGTGCCCGGACGATGGACCCCGTCGTAAATCCATCGATCTTCTCCATCACCCATCCCGCGATCTCAGACGCCTTATCCATGCTTGACTGTGAAAGTCCGTGATACCCGCTCCGGTTGTTGATGAAGACCGACTGCTGGTCCAGCCCGTCCGCCTGCACGTAGTTCGCCAGCGTGTACCACATGCCCTTCATCATATTGACCGCGCTCGTCTGCGCCCACGCCTGCGTCAGTGGGATGAAGTTTGTGACCGCCGAGCCGATATTCGCCGCGACCATGTTCGCGCCCACGCGCTGCTGTGCCTTCCGCATGAAGTTATAGATTTTCTGCGGGATGATCTCTTCCAGCTTCCTGTCAAGATCCGTGCGTTTCCCGGCCAGCACATTTGTGTACTGTGTCAGCCATGCCGCCATGTGCGACATTCGCGTCCGCCCATTCTTTGAAAGCTCATCGATCAGCTGCTGCTGCTTGTCCGGGTCAAGCGTGTTATTTGCCTTGATCGCGTCCATCTGCTGCCGGATGCCTTCGTCGCTCGCGCGGTAGCGGATCTGCGTCTCCAGTGCCCGCATGCGCTGCACATCCTCCGTGTGGAAGATCACGTCGCTCGCCGTATCCAGATACAGATCAAGTCCCTTGATCGCATTGTACGCCGTCGCGTAGCCCAGCCGTTCGTTGGCATTCTTGAAATACCGGATGCCCGGCCGGAATCTGGACGTCAGCCCGTTGATCGTCGTCGGCAGCGGTGAGACCGTCCCGGTGAAGCCCAGCTCCCGCCCAAACCGCGCAAGGATGCTCTCCTCATTCTCCGTGAAGTGCGGGAAGTACCCGCGCCGGTAGGAGACCGGGTCATAGCCGAACTGCACGCGCACCTGGTTTATCATGTCGAGCAGCTCATCATAGATCTTATGGAACTCCGTGATCGCCTTGTCGATCTTTGCAAAGTCCATGTTCGGGTTATCCGCTTTCAGCTTCTGGATGACAGCCAGCCATTCTTCATAGGTCTTGCCGTCCTTCTTCGCCTCCGCGTCCTGCCCCTTCAGCATCTCCGCGTTCTCCTGTGCCTCGCCCAGCAGCTGCACGGCGTAAGCCTCGGAGTCTGCGTTCCCTCTCATGACCTTCTCGCTGATATCCAGCTTCTTGACCCGCTCCTGAATTTCAAGGATGAAGTTCTTCCGTGCACTCTCGTTCTGCTTGATCTTGTAGATATACTTGTTATTGAACTCCTTCGCCAGCACGTCGCCACCCGGGATCTTCCGCATCACGTCCGCGAAGTTTCGTTCCGGTGTCTCCGTGTTGTAGCCCCAGCCGGACCCCTTGTCGGCCCACTGGTCAAACTTCGCCGCGTCCAGATCCGCGTCCACCTCGTCAAGCATCCGCTGCTTGTTCTGCATGCGCCATGCCCGCAGCGTCAGCATCCGCGCGTCATACGCCGCTTTCGCCTCATAGACGTCCAGGATGCCCTTGCTGTTTTTCATCTTCCGCACGGCTTCCTCGCTGATATCTCCGCGCAGCAGCGCGCCGACGATCTTCTGGTCTTCCGCCGTCAGCAGGTTCTTGTTCATAACATACTGCACACGCCCACGGAGCTTCTTGACCTCCTTGCTGAGTTCCAACGCTTCTTCTGCCGACTGCGGGATCGCCAGCCCCAGCAGGTCCTTCGCCTTCTTCTGCCGGTCGAGATACCTCTGCGTGACCCGCAGATCTGCGGCAAATTCCTTGACCGCATTCCTCGCGTCATTTTTCGCCCAGTCCAGCCGCGCATTCGTCGCTCTGGCCTCGAACACATTCTGCTTGACCTTGCTGACCTCTGCCGCGTCCACGCCCTTGTAGCCCTCGATCCATTCGCGCGTCTGCCGGATCCCTTCGGCGACCTTATAGATCTGCATGATCTGTGCGCCCGCCGTTTTGTTGCTCGCCTGGAACAACTGCGGCGCCTTCTTGTGGAGCGTCCAGTAAACGTCACGCACCGGCATTCCGTCGTCCCTGATTTGCAGGATCTTCGCCGCCTGCTGCCAGAACTGATTCCAGTATCGGATATCCTCTTTGTCCTGCGCCGGAATGGAGATCTTCTGATTCTCGATGAATTTCAGGACCCCCTTGTACTCCTCATAGTACGACCGGTTTTCCTCCATGCTGATCTCCGCCGCCGCGTCGACCAAATCGCCCACCAGCTTATTGTCCAGCTCGCCGGTCTGCAAAAACTTCCGCACGATCTGCTCCGTGAACGGCTGCAGCGTCTCCCGCTTCGCCTCCGGCGAAACGCCGAAGCTCCCCGCGATCTTCGCCAGCAGGAAGTTTTCCGCCCGCCTGGTGTACTGCGCCGCCTTCTCCCCCATCAGATCCCGATACCGCCCGTCCTGCGCGGAATACCGGAACTGACTGACCGACGGCGTGTTGTCCGCCTGCGGGAGCGTCCCGTTCTCAAAATAATCCCGGATCGCTTGCAGCACCTTGTCGGCGTGCGTCCCTCTGGAAAATTCCGTGCTGGAGATCGTGTTGCCCTGCGCGTCGTCAATGTCCAGAATGACCTCGCCGTGCTCCTTGCTGATAAAATCGCCGAGCGCGTCCATCTGCGCCTTCGTCGGCATGACGGCAAGATTGATGCCTCCACTCTCAGGCGAAATGCGGATGTTGCCTTCCTGCATAAAGCGCACCATGCCGCCGCTGTAATCTCCGCCGCCGTAGTCCTCGCCAAGCGCGTCAATGATATCCCGATGATCGACCGTCCGGTATCCGCCGGGTCCGCCCTCGTGCCGCCCGGAGAAATCCAGCCTTGCGCCGTTTAGCAGCACATAGCCCGTCTCGCTCCACTTGTACGTCCGCCCGAAATAGTCGAGCGCGGTCTTGTCGTTCTGCTTCCGCTGCTCCGCGGACATTTGATCTGCACTGGCAGAGAATTTCCCCTTGACAGTTTCTCCCGTTTTGGATATACTGTTTTTAGAAGAACCTGCGTCGGCGGCGTTTTTGCCGTCAACCCCGGCAGTGAAAGTCCGGGGGGCGTCGGTTCTTCTTTTTTTGAGTGAGAAGGTATAGACGAAATCACCATCATCCCGTTCCATGACGTCCAGGTTGAAGTCGTAAACGCCGTTCCGACCCGGCTGTGCATCATCGACATAGTTGATTGCATTTACGAAGTAATGCCAGCGCTCCGAACTCTCGTGCATCCGTGTCTGTTTGAACTCGCCTTTGCTGTTTTCATATCTGGATTCATTCGCAATTTCCCAGATATCATTTGCAAGGTTCAGCGTAATCAGGCGCTCCGTTCTGTTCCCGCGCCGGTTTCCATATGCCATTTTCCCGGCAAACCTCTCCCCGTTCGCTTCCCCGTCAAATCTGGCCGTGATTTGCCGCTCCTTGCCATCCTGCAAAATGGTCAGCTGTAGCGGCTTCTTTGCCCATACATCCGTAATCAGGCGATACATATAGGTCTTCTTTTCTTCCACCGTCATATCGCTGCCGAAATCGCTCTTGTACGTTTTCAGTCCGTTTTCTCCACGCCCGACCATACTGTATTTCGCCGGTGGCGCTCTCGCGCTGCCGGATTTTTTCTGCCACTTGCCGACCTCCATCTTCACGTCCGCGCGCAGCTTGTTCGTGCCGTAGTCCGTGCGGTTCATGCCGGCGTAGGTATCCGCGATGATCTCCTCGACGTAGGCGTCCGTGTCGTCGCCGTAGATCCCGGCGTATGCGTCCACATAGCTCTCGATCATCTCCTTTGTGATCTTGCCCTCGCCCAGCAGCCGCTTCTGGATCTTCGCCGCCATCTCCGGCCAGCGCTTGACAAGCAGATGATACCCCTCGTGCTTTGCCAGCTCGAACGCAGAATACTCCTCGCTGTCCGCCCGGATGAGCACGGAGCCGTCCTCCGTCACGGCGGCATCCGCATAAAACGTCTGCCCATCGATCTCCTGCGTCAGCTGCCCGGTGAAGAACCGCGCGTTCTGCACGCCCATCGACCGGAAGAACTTTTCCGCCGCCTGGATATCCTCGCTTCTGGCCTCCTGTCCCTTCGGCATGACGCGCACTTTTTGCGTGTTGTCCTTTCCAAAGCCGAGCGTCGAAAGTTCTACTTCATCCCAAGCTTTTGCGAGATCTCGCGCACCCTGCGCTCTCTTTCTTCCGGCGTCAGCTCTTTGCTGCTGCGCTGTGCTTTGGCGAACGCCTCCAGCCTGTCCTTCGGCACGCTGACCAGCCTGCCCGACTTGTCCTTCATCAGTAACCTCGATACTGCCATTGCCTTCTCCTTTCTGCCCTGCGGCAAGGCCCGCTCGATAGGCGGCTGCCGCCACGTCCTGATTCATTCCCTCTGCATAGCGCATGGCCCGCTGCTCGCTCGCGCCGAGTCTACCCTGCTCATAGACCTGTCCGAAGCTCTGCGCATACTGCTCCGCCGGCATGCCCGGCGTATTCCCGTTCAGGAAATACGCCGCCGTCTGCTCGTCGTAGCCCGCTCTCTGTGCCTGCGTCTGCAGATACTGTTCCTCCTGCTGCAGCGCGGCTTCATCAAGCGCCTGCTCCGCGTCCGCCGTCTGCCGCTGGGCATACTGTACCGGATCCAGCTCTCCCATGTTCTCTGTCCCCGGAATTGGCGCAAATAAGCTGTCCTGGTCGTACTGCCGCTGCGCCGCCTGCTGGGCCTGCTGAACGGCCTGTACAGACTGTTGTGCGCGGCTCTGTTCCTGCTCCTGCTGATATTGCTGTGCAAGCCTCTGGTTTTCCTGTGCCGTCTCCGCAGCGCTCTTGTAGATCTGGAATGTCTTCTCGTCTGCCTCGGCCTGCTCCTGCTCCTGCCGGGCCTGTTCCTGCAGCTGCTCGATCCTGGTCAGCGTCTCCGGCACGCGCGGCTCCTGCCCTTCGTCCACGGCCGCCTGCTGCTCCTTCGCCACCTCACGCAGCGTGTTCTCCACGGCCTTCTGCGTCACTTCGCCGCCATCGTCCACGGTCTGCTGCAGTTCCTCGGCCAGCTGGTGCGCCTTCGTGCCCTCTTCCTGCGCCATGCCATAGTCGATGACGTCCTGCACTTCGCCCGCCTCGATGACCGCTCTGGCCGTCTGCGTGACGTTTGCTTCCAAAATCACGCGGTTCACGCCCGCATATGTCCCGGACATGGCAAGGCCGGACAGGCCGCCCGCGAGGAACGAAAGGCTGTCTTCTTTTGCGAAGTCTCCGACCATCGCCGCCAGCGCCTGTGCCGGCGTCCTGCCCTCTGCGATATAATTTGCGTAAGCCGTCATGACCTCACCCCGGTCATGCTTCGCCACCACGTCATACGCACGGTTTAGCCAGTTGGACGCGATCTCTTCCGCGCCTTCCGACGCGAACGACCGCAGCGCCTTCTCCCAAACGGCCTTGCCGCTCAGCATGTTCTCAATGATATGGCCTACGGAGTATTTTTCCGTGAATCCCTCGATCGCGCCCTCGACGATACCGTCGACCAGCGCGTCCGCGTTGGACTTGCCGTTCTGGATCCCCTCATAGACCGAATCCGCCGCGACCTGCGAGCCCATCACCCAGTTCATCGTCTCCGCGACCGCGTCCTTCGCCCCCGCACCGGCCACGCCGCCAAAGGTTCCCACGAGCCCCGTCGAGACCGCCATGTTGACCGCGCTGTCCAGCGCCGACGTGCCCGCCTGATAGAGGAACTGCCCTGTCGGGTTCATATTCTGCATCACGCTCTGCCGAATGCCGGAGGACAGGCGCGACGCGTTGTACGCCGGGCTGTAGATGTTCGTCGGCATATCCTCGTTCTGATAGCCGCCCGCCCACTTCGGCAATACGCCGCGCAGCGACTCCACATTGCCCAGTGCCTTCCCCGGCGCCAGCGCCGCAGAGAACAGCGTCGCCGCAGCTTTCCCCGCGAAGGATCCGCTTCCCATCTCTTGCGCCGCCTGATCGAGTTTCTGTGCGTTGTCGTAATCGTCCAGCACCTTCTGCCATTCCGCCAGCCGCTTGAGCGTGTCGTCGCTGTAGCCTTTTTCGTTGAGCGCCGTCTTCGCGTCGTACTTCGCATACGCCCGCACCTGATATCCGTTCAGTTCCTGCCCGCGGTACTGCCGGAGCAGATTCTGGTCTTCCTTACTCAGGTTCCCGATCGCCTCCTGTGCCCGGGCCAGCACGCTCTGGCTGTCGACCTGCGCCTTGCGCTCCTTCAGCGCGTCGATCTCGTTCTGCAGCTGCGTCACGCTCTTCCCATTTTCCGAAAGCCCGGTCCCGGAGAAATGCGTGTCCGCCTGTTCGATCTCCAGCGCCTCGATCTGCTTGCCCAGCTCCTGCGACGTCCGCCGCATCCCGCTCACCTGATCGCGCTGCACGGTCTGCGCCGCTTTTGCACGCCGGTTCTGCGCATCCACGTCCCCCCGCACCTGCTGCGTGGCCGGCGCAAACCGGCCGGCCAGCAGTGCGCTCTGCTGGCGCAGAGCTTGCGTTCCGAGATTTCCTTGCGCCCGCATCCGTGCCGCAGCATTTTTCTGTTCCGTCTGCTCGCGGCGCAGTTCCTGTGTTGTAAGCTGCTCTGAGGTATTTGTCGGCGTCTTCTTCGTCCCGCTCAAATACGGCTTCATTTTTATCTGCGCGAGCTCCGCTTCGCGCACAGCATTCTGATATGCCATAAACGCCGCATACTGCTTATGCAGCGGGTCGTCCACGGTTGTCTGCCCGCTCTGCGCGTTCTTCCCGTAGTCCGGGTTCGGCAGGCCGTACTTGCTCGCGATCTGGATCTGCTTCTGGTTCAGCGTGATTCTTCCGCCGCGATAGGCGGAGGGAGCCTGCTGTGTGCTGGCTCCCTGTCCGCTGCGGATGCTCTCTGCAATCCGCTTTTGTTCCTCTGTCAGTGTGATTCGTCCCATGCTGCCCTCCGTTACCGCTGTCGTAGATACGTCGCGCCGTAGTATTCCAGATACGCCTTGAACGTATTGGACTCCAGCGCATTGTAGCCCTTGCTGTTGAGGTAGTTGTCCAGCGTCCGGCTGTCCAGATATACATTCGGGTTCTTTGCCCGGTACGCCTGCGCCGCTTTTGCAAGCGTGTTGTTCTTCTTGTCGCTCAGCTTTGAAGATGAACTGCTTCTCCCACCGCCGCCTCCGCCGCCGGATTTCTTCGCCGCGGCCTGCTCCGCCGCCAGCGCCTGCAGGTAGGCGGCGTTCTCGCTGTTGGCCTTCTGCGCCCAGTAGTCAAGCATCGTCGCCCACTGGCTCTGGTCCAGCGACCGCTCCGAGTTGTACGCGCTCCGCGCATCCGAAAGATCCGAATAATAATCGCTGACCGTATCCCGGTACCGGCCGTAGTCCGTATCTTCCCGGCCCTTCACGAGGCTGTACTGGTTATAAAGGTCCGTCCCCTCATCCTGATACCGCTGATATGCCTGCTGCTGCAGCTGCGGCACGATGTCGTTGAGGTTCTGCAGATACGCATTGTACGCCTGCTGGCCCACCTGCTCACCGTATGTTGAGCCATAGCCGCCCGTGAGTGCCGCCGCCTGCCCCATCGTGTCCTGCATGGCCAGCCGCCCGAGACGCTGATACTGCTCCCGGTACTGCTGGTACAGAGGATCCGTCCCCATATCATAGGTGAATTTCTTCCGGTTCCGGATCTGGTCATACAGGCTCGTCAGCTCATCGTCCCAGCGCGATTGATACGCGCCCGGCTTGCTGGCCTTGACCTGCTCCAGATACGCCTGCGCCGCCTGTACGCTGCCCGACGGCGTGTACCCGCTCTCCAGCCCGTTCAGCTTGCTTCTCGTGTAGTCCGACACGCCGGACATGGTGTAAGGGCTGTTCCGGGTCTGGTAGCTTCCGCCATAGTTGCGCGTCGTCTGGTTCTTGTTCACCAGCTGCGACTGGTAGCTGCCGTCCGCGTTCACGCCCGTGATGCGGTACGTGCCGCCGCCGGTCACGACCTCGTCGCCGGCCGAAAGCCCCGCCGGTGCCCTGCCGCCCGACTCTACTCGATATACGCTCATAGTCTCACCGCCTTAAAGCTTGAAATGTGTCGCGTACTGCTTCGGCATGTACGCCTGATTGTAGGCATTGAAGTACCCCTGATAGTAGCTGTTGTACTTCGCCGCCTCGTTTGCATACTTCGTCGTCTCCCCGTTGGCATCGCAGATCTTCATCCCCAGATACCAGCGGTAGATCTCATCATACGGCCATGGGATCAGCAGCTCCGTTTCCAGATCCACGTCCTCCCCATAGCCCGTGAACGGCTCCGGTTCCTTCTCGTGCTCGTGCGTGCAGATGATATCCCGATACACGATTCCGTCCAGCTCCGACAGCCACCGGACCTTGTCCGGCGTCTCGTACTGGTTCGGCAGTAACCGGTCGACCGTCTCGATCGCTTCCCGAATTTTCATTTTTCCTCCTTACCAAAAGAAGGGGCATTTCTGCCCCTTCCTCTGCTTCATGCCGTCATGGGCATTCACTTGTCAGTTGTCCGCCTGCGCGCGGCGGAAGGCTTCCTCCTCCGCCATCCGCGCGTTCATCAGAACCTCATACACCGGCAGCGGAACCTGCACGTCCTTGCCCTTCGGCACCATGAACGTCCGTCCGTTTACCGCCACAAAGCGGCTCTGCTCCTCGTTCTCCTGCCCGCGAGGCAGGAAAATGGTCTTCTTCACGTCCCACGGACTGACTTCCACGGCTCCCTCAGCCGCTTTCTTTACTGCTTCTGCCATGACTGTTTTCTCCTTCCTCAGTTGGCCTCGTCGCTGTCAGAGTACGCGCTGCAGCTCTCTACGCGAACCATTCTGTCCTCATAGACAATCTTTGTCGCCATCTCGGCCTTATAGCCGACGGTCGAGAACTGGTTCAGCGGGCCGCCGATCTCGTCCTTGCCCTTGACGATCATCTCAAGATTGCCGCCCTCCGGATCGATCATGCGGTACGCTTCCTCGCCGAGGAACAGCGTCGCGTACACGCTGTAATAGGTTGCAGGGGGCGTCCCCTCATTGCCTGCCGCCGACTTGACCGGGCAGGTCGAGTTGTTGAAGACCTTCGCCTCCGTCGTCTCCACGAAGCGCACGCCGTGCAGCTCGCCGATCTCGCCGTTGAACAGCTCCGTAACGGCTGCATACTTATGCGCCTCGATCCACTCCTTGCTCGACCGCAGATCATACGCGACAGACGGATGGATGATCGCGACATACTTGCCGTTGATCTTCCGCGCCTTCAGCTTCTTCAGCGTCGTCACGGCCTTGTTGACCTCGTCCGGCGTCAGCTTCGCCGTCAGGTCGAGGCCTGCGCGGCTGGTGACTGCCGTATGCGCGCCGCCCGCTGCGACCTTGTCGCAGTACTGCACGTTCGAGCCCGCCACGATGGTATCGCGCACGCGCTTGTCGATGGACGTACCGGCGGAAGCGCCGAGCTCTTCCGTTGCGCCCAGAATGACGTTATCCAGCGCGTGCAGCTCCAGCTGGTCAGAAACGCTCACATACGTACCGATCTGCTTGATGCTGGCCGTCATGCTGGTCTGGCCCATCTTCTGACCGGTCGGGATGACGCCTTCGGTCAGCTCGTCTGCATCCTTCAGCGTGTTCCACTTGCGCCATTCCACGGTCTTGCCGTGGTTGCGCGGCAGCGCCTGCTTGCCCGCAAACTGCGCGTGCACCAGCTCGGGCCGCGCGTTCTCGAGCAGCTGCGTGTCGTAGAACGTCTTCATGGTCGGCGCGAGCGTGTCGTTGCCGCTGAATGCGGTCGTCTGACCGGTGCCTGCGTTTACGTAGTTGCCGGTCGCGTTGACGAGCGTACCGGCGTCAGCAAAAAACTGAAATCCGACTTTGGATTTAAACATAGCTTCTTATCTCCTTTCTCAGGGGATCACTCGCTCCCCTCTTGCCGCGCGGCGGCGCATGTCCTCCACCTCCGCGCGTGACCAGTGTGTTTTCATCGGGACGTTCTCTCCGCCCGCAGCGCCGGATCCGATCTCCTGCGGCCGCGCGCCCTGCGCCTGGATGGTCCGCATGACGTTTTCCCGCGCCTGGTTCGCCACCAGCTGCGCCTGTGCCTGTGCGATCTCCTGCTGGTGGATGACCTCATAGGCCGTCTTCGGCGGCACGCCCGCGCCCATGAGTCGCGCAAAATCCGGGTTCTGCATCTCGGTCTCAAAGTCCGCGCCGTACCGCGCCGTCACATCCCGGGCAAAGTCTTCCTGGATCCCGGCGAAGGCTTCTCGCATCTGGTACTCCTGCAGCTGCCGCCGCATGGCCGTATTCTCGGCCCTGCCGGCGTACTCCTTTTTGAGGGCGTCCGCCGACATGCCCTTTTCCATGGCCTCCGCGCTATAAAGCCGCTCGTCAGCGGAAAAGCGCTGTGCCAGTGCCGCGAAGTCCGTCTTCCGCGGGTCCGACGTGTCGATCCCGTAGAGCGCGCCCAGCTGGTCGATGATCGGCGCCATCGCCTCGGCCTGCCCCTTGTACTGGTTCAGCCCACGCACGCGCTGCTTTACGACCTTCTGCACCGCAGAATCAAAGTCCTGCTTGTAGCGGCCCCGGATCAGACTGTCAAACGTTTCTTCCTGCTGTGTACCCTGTCCCTGAGCGTCGGGGACGTTGACCGGCTGCTGCTGCACCTGCGCCTGTGCGGCTGCCTCCTGCCCGCTCTGCTGACCGGCGACGTCAGCTGCGCCCGTGGTCTGAGCGCCTGCGCCCGTGAATTCGCCTTCCATGCTGTAAATTCCTTTCTGGCGTTTATTCTAAAATCATCGTAGCACAAACTTTTCCCAACTTCACCCCACGCTAGCCAGAAATAATCTCGCCGGAACGGGCCGCCGCAAGCGTCGGCTCTTATCCTCTGAGATCATTTCTTCCTTTCCGACGCGCAAGCCGAGCTTGTGCGTCGGTTCTTATCCCGGCTGCGTGCTTTCTTCCGACTTTTTGCGCGCATTCTCCACGATCTTTGGCTCCTGCGTCTCGCCGGTGTTGATCTCCGGCTTCTCCGCTGCCGCGGCGCTCGCCTGCGGGACTGCCTGTCCGCCCTCCTGCAGGATCTGCTGCGCCAGCCCCTCACCCATGACCGGATCGTACCGGTCTGCCAACGCCAGCGCCAGCTGCTGCCACTCGACCAGCCGCTGCTGCAGGTCCGCGTTCTCCTGGACCTTCTGGATGATTGAGTCTTTCCCGTCAAAGTCCATCATGTCCAGCGTTGCAAGCGTCTGGTCCACCATCTGTGGGTTGAAGAACCCCAGCTGGAAGAACTGCAGCGCCAGCTCGTTCTGCGCCATGGACGTGTACTCGCTTGCCTTCTGCGCCGAGACCTCAATGTCGAAGACCGGTTTCCGCAGCCCGTCCGGCTGCCCGTTCGCGCCGTAGAGCGTCTGCGGCTGCAATCCCTGATTGCTGTACTGTACGAACTGCTCTGCCCCGCGCTGCCCGATGATCCGGAACTGCCGCGGCAGATCATAGAACTGCCGGATCCGCTCAATGACCATCCGGATCATCCGTGCGTAGGCCCGGTAAGCCGACTTTGTGGAGTCCTTGCTGCTCCGGCCGGACGCTTCCTGCAGCGCTGCAATGGCCGAGGCCGCCGTCACGCCGGAGCTCGTCGCGCCGTTGTTGACGTCCGTGTTTCCCGTTGTCCACTTGAGCTCCTCGATCTTGTTCTGCAGAATGGCGATATAATTGCTGTTGAGCATGTTGACCTGGATCGGCTGCAGACTGTCCTGCCCCAGATTCCCATCCACATGCACGAACGGCTTCGTCCAGTCCGCGAATTCCTGCTCATTGACCGACCCGTCCGACCGCTTGAACCACCGAGGCGTCGTCGACATGATCGCGTTCTTTACGATCGCTTGGTTCATCCGGTCGATCTGCTCCTGCGTCGACTTGCCGATGTCGATATAGCCATATCCCGCTATGCTCCCCTCCACCGGGAACAGCGCGTCGACCACGAACGGGTATTCCCCGTCGTCATACAGGCCCGTCTCCGCCATGGGCTTTCCGACCGGCTGCTGCACAATGCTCCCGTCTGGCAGCGTCAGCGTGTCATACCGCTGCTCTGTGTCGTTCTCCGTCGCCTGCAGGATGGTGTCGCCCACCAGCTTCGCAAAGTGCAGCACCTGCCGTCCGTTCTGATATTTCTTGTAATACCAGTCCACCACTATCGACTTGTTGTCAAAATTGATGACGTCGTCCGTGTTGTACTTCTGCTGGATCTGCGGATTGGAGTTGAGCTTTCCCCGCAGCTCCGGGTACTTCTCGACCAGCAGATCGTTGTCCACCATCTCCGTCAGGAAGATGTTCTTCGACTTCTGCAGATCCCGCACGCCCGGCTCCCAGAAGAAAGACAGAATATCCACCGGCTGCACCGAGATATCCCCGAGGCCGTTCAGCTTCGAAGAATCCCACTTCACGTGCCAGATGAGCGTCCCCTGCTTGAGCTTCGTCCACTGGCTGTCCGAATAGACCTCTTCGAAGTCGTTCTGTTCCAGAATGACTGGCAGCACTGAGGAAAGCTTCGCTGCCTCCTCCCGGTCGTCCGGTTCCCGCGGGCGGATGGCCGGGGCCGGATAGGCCGCGATCGCGTCCGCGTGCTTGCCCATGATGACGTTGAAAAGCCACGCCGACGTCCACTTGTCATCCTCCGGGTTTCCCTTCTGGATCCGCTGCCAGCTTCGCATGCGCCACCAGTCCTCCGACGCAATGACCCGCGCCTCCAGCGCACTCTTGCCCTGCCGATATTTCTGCAACGTGTCCATGGCCTTTCTGGCCTGCTCTTCGCCGATGGCCTTTCGCGCCGTCAGCCCGCTCGCCGTGTCATTCTGCATGGTCGTCTGCATCTGCTCTGTCTGCATTGTCCGCTTCCTCCTTCCGCAGGTCTTCCGCCGTGAGTCTTGCCACTTCGTTCTGGATCCCGTCCAGCACAAAGCCCACGATGACCGGCGGCAGCCCCGCCTCGTTGATGGCCTCGATCAGCCGCCCCCGCAGCTGCACCACTGCTTTTGTGATATTCATAGCTCCTCCTATCCGTTATAACTGCTGATTGCCCGGTTGAGCGCTTCCTTGAGCGCAGAATAGCTGTTTGCAAAGTACGTCGCTTCCAGCTTCGTCCCCGCCGATACCGTGCTGACGCTTCCCGCGCCTGCCAGATTCCCGATGGCATTTGCCGCCTCGTTGTAGATGGCCGCCGTGATCGTCTGCCCGGCATAGGCCGTCGTGAAGGAAATGCTCCCGTAGCCTCTGTCGGCCCGGATTTCGTTGATCTTCGCCGTCAGCCGGTTCCAGCTCGCCGCCGTCAGGTATGTCACGGCCTTCCCCGCCGCGATATACGCCGCATCGTCGCTCGTCCACGCGAAGGCCGCGATCTGTGCCTTCGTCTCGCCGGATACGGTGTTGGACGTCTTCGAGTCCGTCCCGGCCTTGTTGACGATCCAGAAATAATACGTCGTGCCCGGTTCCAGCCCCGAGACCGTCACCGGTGAGCTTCCGATCGACTGCGATCCGATCGCCGTATAGCTCGTCTTTCCCCAGTAGAGCGTCCAGCTTCCGTACCCGCCGCCGTTTTTGTCCCACGTGATCGTCGCCGTGTTCTTCGTCAGCGTGACCCCGCTGATAACCGGCGCGACTGCCGTGATCTTCGTCTTGTAGTACACGCGCACGGCCTGCCCGCTCGTAATGGGGATCGTCTCCGTCGCCGCGTGATTTGTCGCATACCCTTCCGACGCGAGCCTGAAATACTGGAATTCATACTCCTGCGAATACGTCTGGTACTGCGTGCCGGACATGGACAGGAAGAACGAATTGCCGATCGTGCCGGAGACGGACCCGTCTGACAGCGTGTGCTGCCCGTCCAGGTAGTTGTAGATTGGAATCGTCGTGGTCTTGCTCTGGTAGTAGACCTTGACGGTCTGCCCCTCCTGGATTGGGATTGGATAGCTCGCGTCGTGCTCCGTGCTGTAATTCTGCGACGAGAGCCGGAAGTACAGGAAATGATACTGCTGCGAGTACGTCTGATACTGTGTGCCCGCGGCCGAAATGTAAAACGTATCTCCGATATCGCCTTTGAAGGACCCGCTCGCCAGCTGCGTCAGGTTATCCAGGAAGTTTAGAATGCTGACCGTCGCCTGAGAGGTCGACTGTGCCAGCGTCCGCACGCTGATGGAGTTTGTCTCGGCGACAAGCGCCCCCGTGCTGCTGTTGTAGATCCGCACGCGGCAGATATACAGCGTGTCCGGTGTCAGACCAGTAATGACCCGGTGGGTCGTCGTCGTGCCCGCAGTCGAGTCCGTCACGGTCGCCATGACCTGTCCGGCCAGGATATATTCATATTTTCGCTTGTATGTCGTCGTGGACGACATGCCGGATACCGTCAGCGTGATACTTGTCGGCGTACCCGACGCGCCAGATAGCGTTGCCACTCAGACCACCTGCCTATCCGAACACCGGCGTAATGCCGCTTACGCCGCCGGAGGCGGTAAACCGGATGCTCCCGTCCGATTTTATCTGCATGCTGGCCGTCCCCGCCGCGTTCTGCAGATACACATCACCGCTCGTCGACCGCACGCGCACCGCCGGGCCGGACAGGTCGACCGCATAGGCCGCCGAGCTGGAGGACGTAAACTGCAGACTGCCCTCCGCGCCGCCGATCGTGCCGTTCGAGAAGTTTGTGCCCGCGATCTCAAGACCGTTGTTGATGATGTTGATCTCATCCATGATCTGCTTGAGCTTCGTCTGGATGCTCGTACCGTCGAGCTTCAGATCCGTTGCGTTGATCGTTCCGCCGATCTCCGCCCCCGTGCACGTCAGCTTGCCGTTCGCGTCGACCTTGAATTTGTCCTTGATGGAAAGCCCGCTCGTGCCGAAGTACATGCTCGCGCTGCCCCCAAATTCGTTGGCCGTGCGGAAAATGCTGCTTTCCGAGATCGTCCACGGCCCGAACGTCGAGTCGGCTGCCGCCGTGATCTTCCCCGACAGCACCGCCCCCGCCGCCTCCAGCGTCCCGGACGGAAAATGGAGCTTCTTGTCGCTTAAATACGCGACCTCCTGCCCGTCCTGCCAGAAGCTCACCCGGTCCGGCGTCACCGTCACCAGCTCGTTCTTCGTCTGGTCGATGACCCGTTCGCCGCCGTCCGTCACCGTCGTCTCGATGTTCCCCACGCCCACGCCGTACACCGGCACAGCGTCCTTGTAGTAAAGCAGCCCCGTCTTGATGTACTGCTTCGAATTGACGGAAAACTGATTGTTGACGCCCGCCGTGTAATCATACAGCTGCCTGATGCCGACAGAGTTTCCCTCGATCGTCAGCTGCGTCTTTTCGAGATACTTGCCGAAGTCCGAGATGGCCACATAGCTGCCGGACAGCTTCGTCGACCACGTCTCCGAGTTCGCCGCGGCGAAGTCCGCCGTCTTGATGATGAGCGCTTTCAGCGCCCCGTAGCCCGACAGCTTGGTCTTCTTCTCCGCCTCGGATAGGCTGTCCGCGTCGATGGCCTGTGCGATCTCCGTCAGCGTCGCCTTCGCCGACCAGTCCGCCAGATTCAGCTGCTCGGTCACGCTGCACAGATACCGCCGCATGCTCTCCAGCTGCTCCTGCGTCGTCTTCCCCGCGATCGACGGGTATGCAAGTGTCAAAGATCCCATTACGCATCACTCCCCGCTTCCAGCACCCGTGCCAGACTGAACAGCTTCATCTCGCCCTTCCCCGTCAGCCGGAACTTCAGATGGTCGCACCGGGCCGGGCGGATGGGCAGCAGGAAGGTCCTGAGGCCTCGCCCCTCGATATGCCCGCAGTGCCGCCAGACGCCATCGGAATCGTACTGCACCCAGAAGTCGACCGAGGAACCCTTCGGCAGCTGCATCCGCAGGTTGATCCGGGACACATACTTTTTCCCGACCAGCCCATACGTCATGATCCCCGTCTCCGCCATCCAGCCGACCGGGGCTTCCAGCGTCCCAACGCTGCCGTACACAGTCCTGAGCGTTCCATTTTCGAGAAAATACAGCTCATCGTCCACCCGCGCGAAGTCCTCTGCGTGGGTGCTGTCTTCCTTGTGCCACAGGCCTTTTTTCGTGTCGTAGACGAACAGCGACCAGTTATGGCCTTCATCCTCCATGCTGATGAAGTACTTCCCTCTGGCGCCGCCCGCGACGGCATTGTAGTAGAGCTTCGTCCCGAAGCAGCTTCCGATCTCGCTTGGCAGACTCCCGTCGTACACGCAAACGCCCATCCGCGATTTGTAATACAGCCGGTCATCCACCACGACCAGGCTCTTGCTCGACCCATTCTGCACGCCCGCGCATTTCTGCACGACCACCTGATGCGCCCCCGTCGCCGACGGATACACCCGGTGGAAGCAGTCTTCCTTGAAGAAGATCGGGCTGTCGGCCAGCGTCGCCGCGCCGGTCCACTTCCCGTCCGTGCCGCAGCTCGCGCGCCACGAGTCCGTCGACACGCCCTGGTAGCACTCCCAGTTTTTGAAGTCCCCCAGCTTGCAGCAGTAGATCTCATTGACGGTCTCGCCGTCCGCCACGCCGTACTTGCAGCCCCACAGCCGGTTCCCGCTCTCGGTGATGAAGTCCATGCTTGGGACCTTCCGCGCCGTCTTCACCGTCCCGCTCGTCACCTTCGTCGTCTCATCGACGAGGCCGACGATCACGATATAGCTCTCGCCCACGTCGTACAGGATCTGGCTGCCGTTGAGCTTTTCGACCTGCTCGTTTCCGCTGAGGCCCGAAAGCTGAATGCCGTCATACTGCTTGAAACCTCGACCGATGCCATTGGCAGAAAGCTTCAGATACACCGTCGGCACGGATACCCACTGGCTCGTCGCCTCCGCCCACTGCTTGAGCGTGTGGAGCTTGCCGGACGTGTCGAGCCAGTACTGCCCGTTCGACGGGCTCTCCGGCTGGCTGGCTTGCTTATAGCTCACCGTCAGCGCCGTCCCGTCGACAAGACACAGGGAAATGTCAATGTTCGTGCTTGCCGCGTTGACGGTGTTCTCCTGTCCCATGTATCCGTTGTCGGAATACTTCTCGGTGTTGAAGTAGATCCCGTCCGGGAAGATGCACAGATATGCGCCCATGGAAATGAGCTGCTTTTCCCCCGCCGAGATCGACACGGACGGCATATACGCCTCCATCGAAGCGCCGTTGATATAAAGCACCTGGTTCTGCACCCAGCACAGCGCATCCTTCGCCAGAATGCCCTGCACGCCCTCGATCGCCTGCGCCGTCCCTCTCCTTGGCCGCGGCGCGAGCAGCGGATACTCGTCCGCCGACAGATTCTCCATGTCGTAAAACTCCCCGTCCGCGAGTTCGAGGTTGTGGTTGTATCCGAGAAAGACCTCCGTCATCATGGTCTGCTTCTCAGTCTCCGTCAGTTGTGGTGCCAGCATGGCCTTACCTCCGTTTCATCATGTCCAGCGGATCAAAAAGGATCCGCTGCTCTTTCACAGCCCGGATCGGCTTGATCGGCCTCGACATGCAGAAATATCTCCATTCGTCCGCGACGTGGTCTTCCATCGTCGTATCCAGATCCTCTACCTTGTGCTCGTCGTAGATGAGCAGCGGGATCGTCCGGATGAACGCCCTGCAGGTGTTGAAGACATACATCCGCGGATATCCGTCCTCGTCAAACTGCAGCCGGTAGTGGCACTGCATCCACCCCGCGATCCGCTCGTTGTCGCCCTTCGTGAAATATACGCCGTACCGCGCTGCGGTATCTGCGATCGACTCGCCGCGTGACGCGTCCCAGATCGCCGGATCTGCCACGCCGAGGATGTTCTTCCCCTTCAGCCAAGGGTGCTGTGTCTCTGTTTTGTGGATCTCCGAGAACTGTTGATCCGGCGTCCACTTGACGCCCTCGTTCGGTGTCTGCGTGCAGCCGTACAGCTCCATGATCCGGTAGATCGTCCCGTCATAGTCAACTGCCCACCATGCGCAGGAGAACGGCTTCCCGTAGCCGAAGTCATAGCTCCGGCAGATCGTCCATCCGTCCGGAATCTCAAACGGCTCGATGACATGCGTCCAGCGCCGGTCCGTGTAATGCTTTGGGTCGTCCACGAACTCTTCAAAAAACTGCCCTTCGTATGCGTCCCACCGGCCCTCGAGCCATGCGGCGCGGCGCGCCGGCGGCAGCTTCTCCAGTTCCCGCAGGTACTTCGGCTGCGCCTTCATAAGCGCCTTGTTGTCCTGTACCTTCGCCTGAATGAAAAAGTAATCATCCGGGTCCTCATCGTCGTTGAAGTTCCGGTCGACAAACACCCGCTTGAAATACGCATGCCCCGGGCCGCCGGGGTTCAGCGTATAATACGTCCGCTTTGGAAATCCGTTCGTTCCTCGCACGCAAGCATTGATCGCATCGATCCACGATTTCTGCATCTGCCCGGCCTCGTCCAGGAATACCACGTCGTATTCTGCGCCCTGGTATTGTCCGACGTCGCTTTCCTTTGCGCAGTAGCCGAAGGAGATCTTCGAACCGTTCGGGAATGTGAATTCCTTGTCCGTCTTGTTGTACTTCGCAATCCCATGCAGCATCCCCTGCAGCGGCGCAATGTGGTTGTTCTGCAGTTCCTTGTATGTCCTTCTGACGATCAGCACCTTGATACCGGGATACTTGCTGGCAAGCAAAATCGCCTTCACGCGCACAGCCCAGCTCTTCCCACCGCCGCGGGCGCCGCCGTAGGCGATATGCCTGTGCTTGTCTTTCAGGAAAAGCACCTGCTTCGGCTGCGCAGTTCCAAGATCCAACGTCTTCATTCGCTGGACTCCTCCGCGTCATTTTCCAGCAGGATCCGCGTTCCGCCGGTCTCCTGCTTTTCGTCCCCGGCGTCTCTGCGATACCGGAACGCATACTCCAGCGCGAACTGCGCGCCCCGCTGAGAATCCCGGTCGAACAGTCTTTCGGCCGTATATTGTTCCACGCGCGTCTGCGCGCGCGAAATCGAGTCCATAAATTCTTTCCTGGCCTTGTAGTTATACAGACTCTGCTTGCTGGAAAAGCCCAGTGCCAGCGCAAGCCCCGGGATCGTCGGCGGCTTCCGCCCCACCCAGACCGGAGTCCCGTCTTTCTGGTTGAAAACGATGCGCCCGTCCTCATCCCGCAGGATCTCTCCCTTGCAGCTCTCAAAATACGCCTCGATCAGCCCTTCGATCTGCTCCACGGATTCATACTTCGGTTTCCTCGCCATGGCTCGCGCCTCCCTTCTGCTTTTCAGCATAGCGTATCCGGAAAATCTTTTCACCCCACGCACGCAGAATGAGCGCATACGGCGTTCCGCATGCGCTTCGGCTCTCATTCTGTTCTTTCGTAGTATCGGAGCTTCGCCGCCGCGATGCTGCACCGCACGTAGTCAAAGCTGGCGCAGTATCGCGTGATGTAGTCTGACGTCTCCCGCCTCTCAGGAAATGCGAGCACGCATTCTCCCTCGCAGCGTATCGTCTTTTTCCCGGCTGCCTGCCAGAATGGGCAGATATACTCCCTGTGCCAGTAGTCGCTCGTCCCTATCACCCTTTCGTTTTAAAACCTTACGCATATACAAGGTTTAATTTAAGCGGCTCCCGTTCCGCTTGTGTTCTGATCTTGGATCGACTACATACTTATAATATTGATACCCGTACTTTGTCGTCCGGGCCTCTACGAGGATGTAACCTCGCGGGGCAACGGGCGGATGCTTGGGGCTGTACTCGCGCACGGCCTCGGTCGCAGGTTCCGGCTCCGGCCGGACGCAGCTGCGGCTGGCCTTGTACCGGTGCCCGCCGAACTCCTTGCGCCAGTGGCCGTGCAGGTAGTTGGCCAGCGCCGTGTAGTCCTGCCCGTGGTCGACCTTATTTCCGTTCTCATCCAGATAGTAGTTGTGCTTCCGCAGTGGCTTGCAGTCGATGACGCTGCCGAGCCCCCAAAGCCTGCCGAGCTCATCGGCAGGAATGCCGTCCGTGATCAGGTGCAGGTGGAAGCGGTTTGTCGATTTGCCCCGGCCGTAGACGATGACGATCTTGGCCTCCGGATACCGGTAGACCATGCGGCGGTAGAAATTATCCCGGATCCTGCGCATCTCCTGCGCGGTATGTACCTCATGTTCGGGGTCGAGCGTGAGTGTGGAGTAATAGCTCGACAGGGAGAAGTTGGCGTTGACCAGCGCCACGAACTTTGCAGCCGAGATCCTGGTGTTGAATTCCTCGCGTTCTTCCTGCGACTGGAACCGCGGCTTCTTCGGCCGGCTGGTCTTCGGATCTGTGCCGCCCGCCACCGTGTACACGATCTGCTCGCAGACCCTCCCGGAAAACTTCCGGCGCTTGTGTCTCTTCACCATAGTCTCAGCTCCTCCCATCTCTGCCCGCTCAAAGCGTGGCCGGAAATTCCGGCCATGCGTTCAGCGGTCAGTTTCCTCGCGTATTTTCATTTCTGTGTATTCTGTTGGCGTTATCGGCGGAAAGCCGAACGCTGCCCTAATCTCGTTCGGGGTGTTCTTGCGCCAGACCTCCTCTTCTTGTTTGATGTTTTTCCAGGCTGCGGCGTCCAGTGTCTCGAGCACTGCTTCTGCCTGACGTTTCAGGCTCCGCAGTTTGAAAAACACCAGCACGCCCAGTGCGATCCACTCCAGCGCAGCAGCAAGCTCCAAAATCCCAATGATCATTTTCTTCTCCTTCCACTCCTTCCAATTCTCCTTCGCAGTATGTACAGCGGCTCGGCAGGCTTTTTTTCAAACCGCCTTTCTTCCAGAGTTCGAAGCACGGTTTCTCCGGTCTGCCGCAGTATGGGCATCGGTAGACACGGAAGATATCATCCCAGCGCCAGACCATGCGGACTTCGTTTTTCTCCTTCAAGCCCCATCACCTCCCTCATTGCTTCAACCAGCCTCTTTTCGAGTTTGTCCTGATCGATCTGTATTTTCATCGCGATGCCTTCCTGCTCTACCCACACGCCGTCCGTACGCTTTGTAAATCCTGCTGGTGCAAAATTTCTGGCGTGTTCCAGCTCCGGCGTATGCCTGCACTGTGGATAGCTGCATTTCTCGCAAGCCTTTCTGTCGCAAAGGAACAGGATATTCCGCTCTTTCGCCCGCGATACGCCGTTCGGCAGAATAACGACTGGCTGCCCGACCTCCGCCGCAAGCTGCTCCTGAACCTTTTTCCGATCGCCGTCACGCATTGCGACTGTGCATTCCAGCAAAATCATTTTCTTTTTTCCTCCACGTCTTCCGGCGGACGGCTGAACGAGAATTCCTTGCGGTTCCTATCAAACTTGGGCTCCGTCCACCTGATCCCAGCGATTTTCATGCCGCATTGCGGGCATTTTTGTGGGCTGATGATTGGTTCTTCGAGTCTAAAGTCAAGGGTGTCTTCTGCGCCAAGTGGAAAGATGCACCGTCTTGCATCGATGCTCACGCTGAATTCGTCGAAGACATAGTTGCATACCGGGCAAACGGGGCTCGAGTCCAAGAACCCCTCGCTCTTGCTTCCTCGTTTTTTGATATTTTCTTCTGTTTTTCTCTGATTTTCTTCCGCCGCGTCGTTTTCCCGGATCTTCTGGTAGTATTCCAGCAGCTTCTCCCCGGCATTTTTGAGCAGCACGGTATAGCAGTCCGGCACATCCTCCGGGAACCATCCTGCGATGGGGCCGCCGTTCAGCAGGCACTTGTCGCAGTCGTCCGCCCTGCACGCCTCTATTGCCTGCATGATCTCCGCAAAGCTCATGTCCTTTTTGCCAAGCCGCAGCGCTTCCCGGCGCTTGTCTTTCTTACTCATCCCTGTCCCGCCTCCAGTTCCTTGCGCTCCTGCATAAACCCGTGCAGGTAGAGGTTTAAAACCTCCGTCGCGCGGTTCACCATCTTATTGAGATCCTTCTTGCTGATCTGCAGCTTGCCGGTCGTCACCACCTGTACGTCCGGGCGGCCGATGATCTGGATGCAGGCCGGCTGCGTTTCCTTCTGGCCGTCCGGTGTCATGTCGAACAGCGGCGGCTGCAGCTGGTCCATCACGATGCGCGGCGGGTATGTTTCTCCGCGGAAATCCACGCTCCAGCCGTCGTTTTCCACCGCCACGCTGAGCAGACTCAATTCAGAGCCAAACAGTTCCATGATCTTCGCCATACCAAAACTCCTTTCAGATTTTTAAAACCTCGCATTTGGATAAGCGTTGCAGTTCCCGTCCCTCGCAGCCGCGGCAGCGGCTGCAGGACCACGCGCCCTTGTAGTTGTCGCGGCGTGGGCAGAAGACGTTGAAGCAGAGGCCGCGCCGGCTGTGCGCGCTTCCCGCGTCGGAGCCCCGCGCACGCATGATCTGCCGCACCTTTTCCGTCCTTGCGCATCCGCAGCCCGTCGATCTCCCGGCGCGCAAAGCGACGCCCATGACCGGCCGGATCGTCCCGCATTTGCACTGGCAGATCCAGTACGTCCCCTGGTTATTTGCTCTTTTTGATTTGCCCAGCACCGTCCAGTCGCCGTAGGTCTGCCCGGTCATATCGATAAATTTTCCCATTTTTCCGTGCTCCTTTCGTCAGGGGCCGGTCTCCCGGCCCCTATGCAGGGCGGACTTGCACCGCCTGCGCCTGCGCGTCCCCCTGTCGCCGCAGACGAGCTGCCCTTGTCTGCTCAGACAGCTTCACATAAGGAGGTAACACGATGCCGCCGGGCGATCCCGACACCCGGCGTGGGGTAACGTTGACGGTTCCCATCCGCGCGCACGTTCCACACGCGCTTTTTATCCCCGGCCCGCGGGCTTGAGGTTTCGCGGGCCGGGTGCAAAGCCAGGGTGATCCTCCCGCAGTCGTCTCATGGCGGAGCGGCCGCGGCATAAGTCCGAAAAAATATGGTCCCCCGGCTGATTGCTGATCTTATTCCTCGGGCTGTCTGATGTCTTTGTGCCGCAGCCCGTCGGCGTTCTCGGTCAGCGGCAGCGCCTGCCGCCGCGCGTGCTCATCCGGGTTCCAGCCGCACCGCGCGCAAAGATCCGGCGCGAGCTTTGCATACGGACAGGCATTGCCCTGCTTCGGCAGCCCGCATGCCTCGCGCGGGCTGCTCTCGTTTTTTTCTTCCGGCATGTTTAAATCTCCTGTATGTCGGTTCCAAATTTTGACCGCATGAATTTCCGGTTGCGCAGATACTCCTTTGTCCGCGTCGGCTTGGACTTCACATCTTCGACGACGAGCTTGCCGCCGAATTTGTACGAAAAGTCCGCCGTGTACCGCACTGCGCGGATGCGCTCGCCAGTCTCGGTGATGTAACTCTCCTGCAAGGTGAACTGAGGTTGCAGGCGCAGATCGGAGATAATGCCAGCCTGGAGCATCACCATCAGCTCGTCATACCGCCGCGCCTCCTTCTGGCTGTCGAAGCGCAGCTCGCCGCGCTCGGCGGGCGTGCTGTGATACTTTGAGGCCTTCTTCGGCGCCGCGGCAGCCCCCGGCATCTGCTGCCGTGCATAAAGCTCCCGCATCCGCGGCGGCATGTCCGCCATGGATTCAAACCGCAGGCCGCTCATTCGGCAGCTCCGTCCATCTTCGCTCCGCAGTTTGGGCAGGAATTCCTTTTCCAAAGTGCATCCTTTTTGAAAGCGTTCCGGCAGTCCGAGCATACGATTGCCGCTTTAGGAAAGCGAATCGTTTCCCCGCTCTGCGCGTCATATTCGTGCCAGTCCGCTTCTTCCCATCGTGCATGGTGCACCTCCGCAACGTCGGCGGCGGGCTGGCGGATCAGAAGCGTTTTTACCCGCTGAGGTGTCCAGTTCGGATTTTCCGCGTTGCAGGATTCAAAGTCTTTCAGCGCCTCGGTTCTGCTGATAAATTCTTCAGTCACAACGTTTTCCATCGTCAAACTCCCTCCAAGTGTGATACAGTGCCCATGCCAGCGGGTCACGGACGAACGGCATCTTTTTTGCTTCCGCGTATTTCTTGTCGAGGATGCTCATGGCCTTCTTCCACGCGCGATCTCCAACGTGCAGTTCTGCGGGAAAGTAGACTCTCTCAAGTCTGTTGATTTTTGCGGCAGTCAGTATCGATCTGCCGTACTCGTCAAGAAGGTCTAGCAGGTCCTGATCTTTGATGTAACCAATCATTTCAAAGTTCCCCCTCTGGCACGCCGAACATCTCACGGTTCCGGCTCGTGCCGATGGACATAAGTATCTTTCTTGCACGTTTTCTGGTCATGACCTGCCCTCCATTTCAGCCATCATCACTTCACCCATCCTCTCACCAGATATCCAAGCCAAAACCCTACAAAAAGAATGTGGAGTATCTGTAACCAATGTACCTCAACCATCTTTCCTCTCCTCCATCTTCTCGAAATAGAACTCTATCGTTTTTTCGTTCTCAATTACATTCCCGTAGACAACACCGACCTTGTAGATGTAGTTCTCGCGCAGCTTGCGCGGGCCATCTTGCGGAAAATATCCTTGCCAAAGCCGTTGCTCGTTGGGCCGTTGATCAGCACGTTGAGCGTGCTGTCCCGGCTCTGCTTCCAGTCGATTTCCTTGCCGCCGATCGCGGCGTGCAGAAATCGGTCGGTGCCCGGGTCTACGTTGATATTAGGTCTTGTCAGTCGTTCCATGTCTCTTCCTCCACATACCGCCAGCTCTGCGGCGGGCGGGTGATTGGCTTGGGTTTTACCTTGAGCGCTACCTCTACCTCATTTGGCACAGCGTAAAATTCCCGCAGTTCGCGCGGGGTGTCGTAAATCCTGAGGTTGGAGATGTGCCAGCCGTACAATCCATTTGCGCCATTTGCGTATTTTCGCATTTCCGCAGCAGACAAGCACGTGTGTAAAACATCATCCTCGTCCAGCCAAAATCTGCTGTTTGAAAAAAGGTTCGTTACCCTGTTGCAGGTAAACTCCCCGATAACCTTGCCATTCCCCCGATATGCTCCTCCGCATTTAGCAGCCTTGAAAACATCCGCTATTTTATCAGGATGGAGAGACCGTTCCCCTTCCTTCAAAATCCAAAGCATATCAGCGCTCTGCGTGCAGTAGATGTAGCACTTAAACGGCGGAATGAGTTTCGGTTTCGTCTTGCGCACCTCGATCGTTTTCTCTCCGCTTATGATCTTCTCGCACCACTTCGGGCGGACGCTGATTAGAACAGCTATCATGCCTTTTCTCCTTCCTCCGGCGTTTCCAGCAATCCGCGCCATTCCCAGCGGCTGGAATCGCAGCACCCGGCGCATGGGCATCCTTCCTGCACGCAGTTCATGCAGTCAAAGACAATCGCATCGTCCGCACCGTCATATTCGCAAAAATCGTTATGCTTGCAGTCCAGGCAATCATGCCGCTCTTTTATCTGCTCGATTAGAGCGTCCCTCTCGGCTTCTGCCTTCGCGTTCTCGGCGGTCAGGCGTTCGATCAGACTGGCGGCCGCGGCGGCTAAATGCTCGACGCACTCCCTATCTGGGAAAATCGGGCACATCCCACAACTTAAGCAGTCCCTTTTGGCGCATTGCCGCAGCGCCTGCGCGATTTCCTTTTCTGTCATAGCGTGTCCTCCTCCATTCCTTCAAGAACCATTTGTCCCGGCAGCACGCCGTCCTCCAGGCTCCAGTGCAGGACGTCTTCGCCCGTCTGCCAGTCGCAGGGCAGCCCCCGCGTCTGCCGCTCCGCAAGCATCCTGTCAAACGCCCGGACATATGCGGCCTTAATCTTTGGATAGCGTGCAAACTGCACCTTCCGGTGCTTGCCCGCCATTGGGCATCCGATACAGCCCACGCGTTCAAAACCGCAGGCGTAAAGCGGGTTCGTCGAAATCTTTTCTGCCGTGCAGTAATCCCAGATGTCAGCATCTTGCCAGTCAATGATTGGATTGATTGCTCGCGTCCCCTTGAGCTGGCAGTTTTCCATCAACATGCGGCTTTCGTCATTGTCGTTCATCAGCGTCAGCCGCTTGGACTTGGCCCTGTGCAGGGCCTCCATGACGCCGCGGGACTTGCGCTTTTGCGATTCGGCCCAGCGGACGCCAGTCGCGATCCACCGCCCACGCCCACTGGTCTCTTTGAGCGCCGCGCAGCAGTAGCGCACCAGGCGTGTCGGCGGCATGAGCTTACGCGGGATCAGGTTCCACATCGTCACGTTCCCGCCGTCCGGCGTACGGTGCGTATCGATGTCGCATTTTACGCCAGCCAGCTCCAAGCGGCGGAAGATATCCCGCACATGCCAGACAGTCTCCGGCGCGTCCGCCGTGGTCAGCGAATGCAGCACCTCATACGGGATACCAGATTTACCAGCCAGATGCAAAAGCACGTCTGAATCCTTGCCGCCCGAGTATGTGATCACCAGCGGCTGCTTGTACAGGCGCAGGCTCATCTCCGAGGCCATCCGCAGTCGCTCAATCGCGGTTTGTTCTAAGTCCATTGCCGTCCTCCCTCCCCGGCGTCAGCGATGTTCGTGATATCCTGGCAGGCGTCACACACGAACCTCATACCATCGCCCCCGGCCGTGTGTCCGGCGTGTAGCGGAGCTTGGTTGCGCGTGCGTTCTGATGGTACTCCGGGCGGGTAAATTTATAGCCCCAGTGTTTGGCTGCGGTGAAAAGGGCCGCATAGCCGTCCTCAGCGCGGACGGTCACTTTCTGATCGCCATATGTAACGGAAAAGTGGTTCTGTCCGGTGTATCCGGCCTGTGCGATCACGGCGGGGCGCCGCGGCGCCCGCTCGCCGGGGTAGTCGATGCTATTTCGCAATGTGTTTGCGCCTCCTTATCTGGTTGTCGGCATGGACCATCTGCTTTCCCGCTGCAAGATCGGGCTGCAGGCTGTCCCTGTCGCGGTGGTTTACGTCGTAGATGTGGTTCCGGATGCTCTCGTATAGCGTCCAGGTGCAGCACCCGGCGCGGCATGTGCCGCTTCGGTCCGGGCAGTTCCGGCCGCAGGGCGGCGGGATGGGCCGCATGCGCGGCGCAAAATAATTCACTCCGCTTCCTCCTGTACGTGCTGCAGCCATGCCGCGAGCTTTTGCAGCGCCGTCTCGCGCTGCAGCAGGTCTTCGACCGTGTCCCGGTCGACGCGCGGCATGCTCTGCAGGATCTCCCGGTCATTGGCACAGTCATCGGCAAAGGCCAGGACGGCGTCGATGATGTCGGCCAGCTGATCCGGCCGGAGCTCGACCGTGATCTTCTGTTCGTTCATCACAGGATCCCGTAGGTCGTCAGGCCCAGTGCGATCGCGCCGGTCGCGACGCATGCGTCGGCCATCTCCGCATACCCGGCGATCACCGCCAGCACAAAGGCCGCGCCGCCCAGCCACACGCAGCAGGTCTTCGCCACCCGCCGCATGGCCTCCCGGTACCGCAGCTCCTCCAGCAGTCGCTCCTGCCGCTCCCTGGTCTCTTCCTCCGGCTCATACCCGAGCCGTTCTGCAAGATTGGTTCTCATTCTGCGTCCTCCTTCGTCTCCGGCAGGCGTTCTGCCGATTCTACCAGTGCCATAAGCCGCTTGTAGTTCTCCGTCCTTTCCCTGTCGCGTTTTGCGAGGTTTGCATACCGTTCAGACAATTCCGCCACTTGCGCGTGTGCAGCCATGTTCTCGTGCTCATTCGCCGCGTTGTTTGCCACGATCACAAGCAGTTCCAGCGTGTGCTTCAGCTCAAACCAATCGTCTCCGCTGAGAATCAGTTTTCGCATTCCGCTTATCCTCCTTCGTCTCCTGCATCCGCCTGACGAGCCGCGACAGACGGGCGTTTTGCGTCACGAGCTTCTGCGCGTCCAGGTCAAGCCCCTTGCGCTTCAGCCCGTTTATGATCTGCGCCGCCTGGCACTCACACACCATCGCCGCTTCGATCAGATCGTGCAGCTCCTGCGCATCCAGCGTCAGGGTGTAGGTCTTTACCTTCGCCATGCGTCAGCCTCCTATCTCTGTACCATCCATCGTGCCAGCTCCGTGAGCGACACCGTGTATTTGTTTCCGATGTGCCGGGCCGGGAACCGCCGGTCGGCCAGCAGCGTCCGCCGGTCGATCCCCAGCGCCGCCTGGCATTCCGTGATCCCGATCGCCGCGCGCCCCGGGAACATATCGGTCAGCAGCTCCAGCTGCGGCCGGTATCCTTCCAGCTCTCTCGGCATCCCCTCACGCCTCCTTCTTCTCGCTCTTCGGCTGCACCATGGCTGCCATGCCCTGCATAAAGATCAGCGCCTTCTCGCGCATCTCCGGCGTCATCTTGTTGATCTCCGCCGAGATCTTCTCGGCCTGCTGCTTCTGCTCCTCTGACATTGATCTCACCTCGCTCGGTTTATTCGTTATGTATAGACTAGCATGTGATACGTATATTGTCAAGTATTATTTTATACATTTCACATATTTTCTGATTGACAAATATGCATGCCTGTGATACTCTCATTCCAGAAAGAAGGTGAATCCATGAACACAGTGAATGAACGAATCTCGTTTTTAATCAAAGATCAGGGTCTGACGCAGTCCAAATTTGCCGAGCGCATTCACCTGACACAAGCTCATGTCTCTCGAATATGCTCCGGCACATATGTCCCAACCGAGCGCACGATCTCGGATATCTGCCGGGAATTCAACGTCTCCCTCGCCTGGCTCGAAGACGGCGAAGGGGAAATGTATGTGCAGCGCAGCGCGAATGAGGAGCTGGCCCTGCTGGTCACGGATATCATGTCCGACGCGGACGACTCCTTCCGGAAACGCTTCATCTCCCTCCTGATGGCGCTTCCGCCGGAAAAATGGAGCGAAATTGAAAATTTCGTAAAAAAATTAAACGGAGACGCTTGACCGTCTCCGTTTATTTTTGTATTCTGGTAGGGGGTGGTATTTATGGATATTCCCAAAATCGTCACATACTGCGGCTATGGTTTCATTTCTTGGTTCATCGGCAAGGTCTTGCTCGAAATCCACACAAGAAAATTTCCGGACGGCCAGCAGGAAACAACGTTCATGTGGATTCTGGATCATGTGTTGATGTGGATTTCGATTGTCTTCTTGGTTCTCGGCGCTGCCGTGAGTCTCGCCGCTTACTTCGTACATTTTGCTGAGTTTTCCCGCCACATGAACAAGTGGGAGCAAAAGGAGCGCGACGCATATACGCGCGGCTATGACGACGCTAAAAATGGACGCGTATTCCGTCTTCCTCCGCAAGATTAAATAAGGGTGGTATTTATGTTCAAGCGCCTCAAGTCCGGGAACGCTTTTGATAACGGCCTAATGATTGCCTACATCCTTGCATTTATCTTTTTGCTTGTCAGCTGCCAGACAAACACCTATACCAAGCAAGAGGTTGAAGAACTGAAGCAAGAATATGAAAGCCAACTCGAAAATGCCCGTGAAGATAGCTACCAAGATGGCTATGACGACGGATACGATGATGGTTACTCCGTCGGTTGGGACGATTCCGCTCTCGAATACGGGGACAATTTTTCTGATGCCCCCACTAGTCAAAGTTCACATGTCGTATGGGTAACTCCTGCCGGCAGCAAATACCACCTGCGAAGCTGCAGCGCAATTCGTGGGCATTCTGTAGAGCGTACCACAATCGCAAAAGCTGAAGCCGCTGGCTATACCGCCTGCTCAAAATGCGATCCTTAACTTCCCCGCCGGAACGGTTTCCCGTTCCGGCGCTTATTTTATGATGTTCCGCAGGAATCGCAGGATGATTTTCATCTGATCCAGTGTGGCCCGCTCTAAAATGTTTTCAATCCGTTCCATCGTCTTTTCCATCTCCGTCTCCATTTCTCCACAAAAACCGCGTTCATTTTTTGTTAATCTTTGCCTCTTGTTCGCGCCTCCCAAAAGTTGTAAGATATAGGTAGGCGTCGCCCGCGCCGCTGGCCGAACAACGGCGCGGGCTTTGGTTTCGCGCAAACGACCGGGAGCCGTCTGTATTTGAAGCATGGCATACGCCGGTTGGGTTTGTAAACCTGTCGGTTTGGTTTTCAGCGTAGGTTTTTCTGAAATCTTACTGCCACAGGTGTGGTTTTTATATATGGAGGGATGGTTTTTGTCAGAAAAATTGTGGGAAACATGCCGCGAAGCAAAGGACACCATGCAGCCGCATAAGACGAATCAGGATATCGCTGACGAATCCGGCGTATCCGTCAATGCCGTCAGCCAATTCCTGCGCGGCGAGACTACGAAGCCGTACATTGATACCGTCGGCCCGATTTGCGCATCCCTCGGCGTATCAATGGATGAGCATTTCGGCGTCCCGCCTGCCGAGCCTGCCGAGCCTTCTGATGCTGAAAAACTTCGTGCCGAGACCGCGGCGCTTCGTGCGCAGTTTGCCCAGCAGCAGAAGTCCCTGCACATGCACCGACTTGTGACGCTCATCCTCTTGGGTATTCTTTTGCTGTGCGCCCTTGCGCTTGTGGCCGACGCGCTCATCCCATCAATTGGCTGGATCCGCACATGAATAAAACCGCCCCGGCCGGCGCCGGAGCGGTATTCTTGGAGGTTTTACGATGCCAATTCCCAAATACTATGTCAGGCCGGACGGCCTGCATGAATCCATCATCACAGTCAACGGCAAGCGCAAAGCGTTTCGCGGCAAGACGGACCGCGAAGTCTGGAACAAAATCAAGGCATACCGCGCTGAAGCCGAGAAGCCAAAGACCGTCCCGTTCTCCGACGTCGCCCACGCCTGGTGGAACGAGATCGAGCCAACGCTTGCGCCGAATTCCCTGCGCAATTATTCCCCTGCCTATGAGCGCGCTGTCGCGCAGTTTGGCCCGGAGGATGTCGCCACGATCACAAGCAAAGAGATTGAGACGTACATCAACCAGTTTGCCAAGACCCACGCAAAGAAGACCGTTATCACCCAGCGCCAGATCATCCGACAGATCCTGAATAAGGCTCAACGCGAAGGTTACGTCTCTTTTAACGCTGCGCAGGCAGTTCTTCTCCCGAAGAACCTTCCGCAGAAGCGCCGCCACGCGCCGCCCGCTGATCAGATTCAGAAGATCAAGGACAACCTAAACGACAGCTTCGGCCTGTTTGCCTTCCTGATCTATTATACCGGCTGCCGCCGCGGCGAGGCCGAGGGCTTGCGCTACGAGGACATTGATCGGGAGAAAGGCAGGATCTACATCCGCCGCAGCGTCTACCATACCGGTCCGACGCCCCAGATCAAGGAGCCGAAGACTGCCGCCGGCATCCGCCCCGTTCCGTTGCTCCCAGCGTTGGCCGCTGCGCTTCCGCAAAAGGAGCACGGCTATATCTTTTCCAACGACGGCGGAAAAAGTCCGCTCCCCGGCTGGTTCGTCACCGACCAATTCGACGCCTACCGCAAGCGCACGGGCATCACCGTCTCCCCGCACGAGATCCGCCACGGCTACGCGACCGCGCTCTACGAGGCCGGCGTGGACTTCAAACTCGCTCAAAAATTCCTCGGCCACGCACAGCTCTCCACCACCATGGATATCTACACCGACATCCTCGATACCCGCATTGATAAAGTCGCCGCCCAGATGGACGCGGCCTTTTAATTGCACTTTTTTACTGTGTCGGTCACTGTGTTCATACCCGTGTATTTTCGTGCTAGGATATGCTACGTCTTGCTACTTTGCAATTCTCGCAAAAGGTTTTGTTCAATCATAAATAATCCGTCTTTTAACTGCTATTCTACCCAAAAAGATAAAAAATAAGACGCAGGAATTTAAATTCCTGCGTCTTTATCTTTGGTGGACCTGAAGAGACTCGAACTCTGAAAAAACACTGTATTTTCAATGTTAATTTGCAAACTGTGTTTATTCTGTGTCCAGTCCCTTTTCTGTGTTCTCAGCTCCTTGCGATATGCTCATAATACGCCATGAGCTTCTGTTCCGGCCCCGGGCCGTCCTTGTCGAGCAGGAACGCCTTTGCCAGCGCGGCGTAGAACTCCGGGCGGTTGAGGCCGAACTCTACGGCGACGGGGTAGTAATCCGAGTACATCATGTTCATGGTCACGCCCCACGCCCAGCGCGGGACCACGGGCGCCTGAATGCCCATGCTCTCGGCCACGGCCGTTGTCTGTTCCATCGTCCAGTGCGGGCCGGTCGTACCGTCGGCGTTTTGCATGTTGGCTGCCCACTGCATCGCCGTTTCTCGATCAAATGTGGCCGCCTCCGGCTCGTCGTGGTGCCCGTGCAGCTTTTCGAGCCTGCAGATCGTCTTCGCGTACAGGCCGACTTCCTCCGCGCTGCCCAGCGTCACGGGTTTCTCCATGGCCTCGTGCAGCTTTGTGTAAAGCTTTTCGATATATTCTTTCATCCCGTCATGCCTCCTGGATATACCGGTAGAGTTTATCGACGTCGTTCTGGTCAAACCGCATATCGCCCAGCAGCGGGACGGATACGGTCAGCTTGTTTTCAAAGCGCGGCCTGGCCGCGTTGTAGAGCTTGTCGAGATCGATGTTTCCGGCGTCGTCGAAGATCTGCATCATCTTGACCGCGGGATTCTCGCGCAGCGCAAGGACCTTTTCGCGGCTGCCCTCCATGATGAGGGCCAGCATGATCCCGGCCCCGATGCCCTTGCCGCCTGGCAGGTGCGGGATGACCTCGTTGTCAGCGTAGCGCATCGCGCCGCGCATGGCCTGATCGATCGTCACTGTCATTGCAGCTTCCCTCCTTTAAGGATGGGGGCGGCGGTTGCCGCCCCCTGCGTTTACTTGTTGCAGCAGCCGCACTTCGGGAGCGGATCGTAGAGCGTCTGCGCCGTGGTCGCGGTGCCCGTGGTGACGTCGGCGACCTGCTTGGGATAAAAGGTCGCGTTGACATACGTCACGATGGAGTTGTCACCGCAGCAGCGGCGTTCGGCCTCCATCTTGACCGCATCAAGTGCTTCCTTGCGGACAGACTCGACGTCCTGCTTGACCAGCGCGAAGCTGTCCTCGGTGCGCTGGTTGTGGACGGCCTGCTTGCACAGCGCCTCACGGACGTCCTTGAGCTGCCCGTCGATATAACCGTACATCTCCAGCATCTTGCCGTCGTTATACGTGTTGGCCTTGAGCAGCGCGATCTCGCTGTCCTTCGCGGCCAGCTTCTGTTCGCGCTCCAGATCGTAGCGCGTGACCGGCATGTTCTCGCTGCACGTCGGTTCCTGCTGCCGTGCGGCGAGCATGGCGGCGACCGTCATGGCGGGCGTGACCGCCGCAGCGATGTCAGCGGCTTCCGATCTCTTGTTCTGGTTGAGGCCGCCCAGCAGATTGCCGAGCCCGCCGTTTGCCAGACCCAGCGCGGCGCCGCCGATGCCAAAGCCCAGCGCAGTCCCCGCGAGTCCCTTGCTTGCGTATTCCATAAAAAATCCTCCGGTAAAAGTAGTAAGCTGGCCAGCTCCTACTTTCATTTTGCCGCTTCCCTGGTTTTTATGGGGGACATTTCCGGGACATTTCTGTCCCATTTGTGGGGACTTTTGTTTTTATTTTTTATAAAATATTTTGAAAGCCTCTTGACATATACGGTATTACAGTATATAATATAGCCATAGACACAAAGCAAAACAAACACGACAAAAAATCGGAGGATGGCAGACATGTTTAATATCGTTTCCGCGTGGGGAGCGCAGACAAATCCCCACTATGACCCGGACACTGCAAACAATGGCGGAGGTTACTGGCAGTTTTCCGGCGGTATCGTTGTCGACCTTAACGGCCAGCTTGTCACCGTCGAGGTCGACGACACGTCCTGCGGCGACTTCGGCTCGCGGTACTACGTCGACGTGATTGCCGACGGTTATCACTGGCGCTTTTCGGACGGCACAATGGACGACGCGTCCATTGACACCCCGGAGGATGTCTTGGGCGTTCTGCGGTCAATCTCCGGCGTTCTGGGCGTGGACGCCGAAGCGCTGATTTCTTCCGCGTTGAATGCGGCGAACATCTGCGCGCGGGAGGTATGCTATGCCGACTGACACCCAGCGCCGCGCTCGCAACAAGTGGGATGCAGAAAACATGTCCGTGATTTCCTGCAAACTAAAACGGGAGATCGCGGAAACCTTTAAGGCTACGGCGAAAGCCAACGGCACGACTCCGAATGAACTGATCCGCAAATGGATCGATGCGTATATGCGGCAAAACATGCCAGCAGAGCAACCTTCGGCTGAAAAAATATGATTTGAATGTAAAAGAGCCCGCCCGGAGCGTAATGCTCAGGGCGGGCTGCTTTGTGCCAGTCGGCGGGCGATATTGTAGATGTGCGGCAGGCGGCGGGAGATGGTTTTGCGGTCGACGCCGATCTCGGCGGCGGCGTCCATCTGCGGGAGCCTGCGCACGATATAAAGTCTCACGATCTGCTGATCGATCACGTCCAAAAGTCCCTCGTCAGTGACGCGCTCCCAGTCGCTGCGCGTGAGGTGTTCCAGCTCCTTCGGCAGAGCCAGCCGCGCAGTTATGCTTTCGTCACTCCCTTCGGCCCGCCGTCCGGCGGAGGGTCACTTTTCCTTGTGTGTCAGCACGGCGATATTGCCCTTGTTGCCGACTTCGAGATCCAGCGCGGCGGCGATATCGCGGACCTTGACGTAGTTCGTGCCGTCTTTCAGGATGCGTTCAACGTCGACTTCTTTACCGTCCACGATGATTTTGCTTTTTTCTACCATCTCAGTCTCCTCCTCTGCATTTTTTCCATCTTCGAGGGCCATCACGGTATGGCCCGAGCTTACCAGCACGTCCCCGCGCAGGAGATTCGCGTCCGTCGTCAGGTACTTGCTGCTGGTCAGCAGATCAAAGTCTCCCGTCGCGGGCCAATCGTGCAGCATGCAGTATGTCGTGCAGCTGTTGCCCTGCCGACGGTAGAGCGCTTCGACCGACGCGCAGCCTGCAGCCACGGCGCAGAGCGTCATGAGGCCGGAGCAGTCCGTCTCCACGGGCTTTGTGATCTTGCTCACGTCCCATCCGACGGCTCTGGCGGCCTCATACGCCGTGTTCCGGTCGCTCATGTCGTAACCGATATTCCGGTTTTTAATCGCTGCCTCGCACGTCTGCGCGGCCCGCTCGGCCTTTTTGCGGTCCTTATAGCGCAGGACGCCGAGCCAGCGGCCATTGTACCAGCTGGAGATATTCAGCTCACGCCCGGTCTGGTTGCCGGGCTGCTGGTTCCAGCCGCCGGTCTCGCCGAGGCTGGCCTGTCCGATCTTGATGCTCATACCCGCTCACTCCCGTACAGCTC